ACCGTTTACTTCTCTAACAGCATAATGCTTCCAATCATTTAATTTATATTGTCCTGTACTAGATATAGTTTGACTAGATGTAGTGACTTGATGTTGAAAGGTGTGATTTTTTAACAGATTTGATTCAATATAAGTCATAGGAACGCGATATATATAAACATTATTTATATACCATAAATTAGTAAAATTAGCTGTATTATATATATTTAAAGGCCCGTCTGTAGAAACTTCTAACGTTTTATAATAAGTTGTTGTCGAATTATCAATTTCGAAAGTTACGGTTGCATCTCCAAGTTGTATTGTAGTATCCACTGTCCCCGAAGCAGTCCATATCTGTGCTAAAACCCTATATGTTCCAGCAGTAAGAGTTGTAAAAAATGAGGTTCCAAGAGTTGCCCCCTGTCTTTCTACTGCTGATGTGCCTGTTATTTCTAAATAACTAGGAGCGCCATCATCTCCAAATGTAGGAGCTGTTCCATCTGGAGAATATTCTTCCCAATTAGAGGATGAGGCGAAAGTACTATCATTATCCGCTGTTATTATATCAGCACTCACATCATTATCATCTAATGTATCAGTAGTAGGAGCAGTATCAAGCGTTATTATTGTACCATCACTTTCTACCTTTTTTAATATTTTAGCAGAAAACCCATTATTAGCTATACTCGATTCGCCATGATAGAAAGTTATTGTATCTCCTTCATTAAAAGGAATAGTATCTACATCTGTTCCAAAAGTAACTGTTTTATCTGTAGCATCAAAAGCAATACTTCCTGTTGATAGACGATTCTCATATGTCGTATCATTAGGATTACCTCCTATATTGTTACCAGAGTAATCACTCCACCCCGTTAATTTACAAGTCCCTTCCTGCGTAGTTACTTGAATACCATCAAGAGTTTTTCTATTAGCATATATATTATACAAAGTACTAGCTGAAAGAGCTGCTTGTGCTGTTCCAAAACACCCCCTTTTTACTACAAATTCATTAGAAGAAGTATCTATTGATTCTATTTTAAGTATTTCACTTAAAGAGCTTCCTCCTACTGCATAAAATTCAAGATAATCTCCTACTTCAAAATAAGTATTCAAGGACTCATGAACATAAGTAAGGGTTAGGACTCCCGATGCTTGAACAATAGAAATTCTCGCTCCATGACCATTAGTGGCATTTTCTATAGCAGCTTTTACTTGAGCAGCAATTGTTGTAACAGTTGGACTTGCATTAAAAATCTGAATACAGCAATTAGTAGTAGCAATAAGGGCTCCAGTTGCAGTGCCACCATCTGTACTATCAAATTGATAAGTCACAGATTTACCATCTGGAGAAAGCACAACAAAAGTTTCTCCATCATAATCAGACAAAGTATTGCCACCTATAGTTATAGTTGCTTCTCCATTCGTAAATCCTGTTACTGTCCAATTAGATATAGTGCTATCTGTTATAGCATTAGTATTTGTCAAATAAGGAAGAGTTACTCCTTCTGCTGTTATTGCTGAAGCAGGTTGATATGTAATATCGAGAGTAGTACTAACTACAGACTTTTCCCTAGTTGGGGAAATTTCACTAGCTATAAGAGTTTCTTGTCTTCCTTTAGTACCTTGAAATCTAATATATTGCTGAGGCTTTTCTTTGAATATAGTAACATCGGCAAAGGTATAAGTTGATATATCTCCCCAAGCTACAGTATTTACAAAATTACTAATTTTACCTGAAGAAAGAGCAAATAAGGAATCTGTATTAATAGCGCTTAAAATACCATCTTCAGACAAAGGATTAATATTTAGAGAATATGCAGCAGCGCTTGCTGGAATATCTCTTTCAGAAGCATTTAACATAGTTCCTACATTAAAATTTTTAATCTCTTTTAGCTGCCTTGGCATCTATCTCCTTATATATCCATTTAACTTCATGTGAGAATTCCCAGTAATTTTCAGGAATCACTATTTGTTTCCGTCTAAAAGTTTTCCCCATACAGTTGTTCTCCCGTCTATTATCTGTACTATATCTACTGTAAATCTACCACCTTTATAGTAATCTACTATTGCAAAAGCATGAGCCCACTTATGTTTTCTTCCACCTAACCATTTATTCTTCTTAGAAGACATGTCTTTCAAACATCCTAAAGACCATGCTGACTTAGGTCCATCCATATATGTTACACTATCTTGTTGCAGGGAGTGATGGTGGCCATACATAATATTGGCACCTAGTTTTTTAAGATGGTTCGCCGCGTGATACTGTCCTCCAAAATGGTGCCCATGATAAAAATAGAGCTTTCCTATTTTAATATACTCACCAGCTTCGTGATACTTATATCCCCTCTCTTTGAATCTGCAAACCTTTTCAAAGCGATAGTCAAGATAAGGATGCTCCATAACGAACCTATCCAGCCACTCATCATGATTCCCTGCACAAATATGTCGTTCCTTACAACCAACTTTGTCAAGTGACTTGTCTATTATGTCAAGCAACTCATTAACATCTTCCACATCTTTATTTACATGTGGCATTATATACTCTAAAGGGGGTTTCTTTTTACGCTTCCATTGCCAATGAGACACTGAGCCCCATTCCCCCAAATCGCCTAAATCTATGTATATATCAGGCTTTACTAGCTCTATCGCTTTACATACTACGTTGATAGCAGCTTTATCATGTATGGGAGCGTGTTTATCTGGAGTTACTATAGCACGTCTTAGTACTCCGTTCTTTTTTTCGCTCATTCAAAAAACCTCTAGTTATATTGGGATTTTGGACAATATCCCCAATCATTAGGATTTGTCCAATAAGTCTTAGCTTGTTGCAATCCTTCCTCAGTAATATCTTTGTCAAATTTCAAGAAGACATCATTGCATTTGTCGCATTCCCATAAGAGTACACCTTCTATTCCTCCCATGACTTCTACCCCAATTATTTCTTTAGAATGACAATGTGGACAGCTAAAAGGTCTATGCTTATAAATAGTGTCTAAATCTTCCTTATATACTATTTGAGTCACTAGACTATCACTTAATCTGTCCACTAAGTCTTCTAACATTATTATCTTATTTGCAATCTTACTTTCCATTCATGCCTTTTAACGCATTCCATACAGGCTTTAAAACCATGTCAAATATGACATCATCTTTCTTAGTAGGGGACAACTTAACTACTTTTTCCAACACATACATAGCAAGTAAAATCCATTCCCAATTTGCTGTTAAGAAACTCATCATAAGATATTCTCCTAGTTTGTTTATTTTATCTTTTAGCCTTAGCTATCTTGCATCCACATTTCCTACAACATATAAATTCTTGAGGAGGATGCGAATCTTTTTCTAACTTCTTTAATCTTTTTTCAACAACTTTTATCTTTTTGTCTAATTCATTAGGCTTATTAACATATTTGTCAATCTTATTTAAATCAATCTTATGTTTAATTGCCTTTATAGCTCTTGTTGCAATTATCTTTCCTAACCATATAGGTATCATTTATTTACCTCCATACATCATATAATATCCCACAACAAAGAAAACTATAAATCCTAATATAAACGCTGTTGTTTCAGTCATTTTTGCACCCCAAGCCAAGTCAAAACAATACCTATTATAATAGTTAATGTACTACCTATAGTTTTCATAGCAGTTATACTATGCTCTGCTGTAGTTAGTCTACCATTAATCTTTTCGAGATGCGCATGATTTGCCTCAACTTTTTCCCTTATATGAGCCAATTCACCTGTTATTTTAACTAAATGAATAGTTACTAGATTCCTATGCTCTTCAGTACTTTTTGTTTTCATTTCTCTCTTGCATCCTTAAGAATTTATCTCTTAATCCATTTCCGCTTAATTTAGCAATAACTTCAACTAATGTTTTGTAGGAATTCTCTATTCCTTTTTGCTCTAGTTGCATTTTCTTTTGCTGGTCTATAAGCTTTATTATAATTCCTTCTACTCTTGTAAAGCTCTCTCTAAGTTCCTTTTGCAACTCATCTTGAATAAACTTATTTTGTTTCCATATAAAGAATCCAAAAAAGATAGCTACAGATAACGGTATTCCGAATTGCTCTAATACCCCTAACCAGTCCATATTAAAAATCCTGTGGTCTAATTGAGCCAACTGTTTTAAAGTCACTTCTTGCAAACTTTTTAGCTTCTTTAACTCCTAAATTGTATTCTTGGTCAAAAAATTGAGCATTATTAAATTCCATATTTCTCGGGTCTTTGTAGCCATTAGCTATAACTTTGCTAACTATTACTTCATGAAATTGGTCTGGAATATTAGTATATTTGCCTGTTAAAGTTCCTACTGCTAAATCACTATCTTGCCCAATATAATATATCCTTAAATTGTTTGTACCAGCTTCTGAAATAGAAGTATATTCAGTGCTATATCCATTTCTAGTTACTGCATTTGTAGACTTTTCTACAAGCGCTATAACACCAGTAGAAGAATTTGGAGAAAGGCTAGTATCAGCCTCAATCCTATCTATATACCAAAATATCTCTTTCTTTGTAGCCATATTAAAATTCTCCTGAATCAGTATCATCTATTATAGGCTTACCAATAAGTCTAGGTATCCTAATACTATCTAGCCAAACACTTTTAACCTTTAGTATGGCTTTATCCAAATGATAATATCTTTGATTAGCAACAGTATTCATAGTTGCAGTAGTCTTAACTATCTCAGTTCTATTACAAAAATCATCTTTAGCTCTATTAATAAGTTTGACTACTTCTGTCTCTCCCATATGAGGATGGTGTAATTGAACTAATTCTATCATTTCTTTAAGAGTCATTATTCACTCCCTGGCTTTCCTGATTCATCCATAAATCTCGTTATCTCACTTTGAAACTGTCCTTCTAGCGCCTGCTTTTGCTGATTCACCATACCAAGCAATTCAACATCTTCTTCATCTTGAACTTGATTACTAATATAAGCACTTAAAATATTGATAGAACTCTTTAAGGCTATTGAGTGTATTAAATTACTAGGTAAAAAATGAGAAGTATTTAAAGTAGCTGCTGTAATATCAGTTAAATCAGTACTATTAGTAGCGTATGAAAAGTAAAATATATTTCCTTCTTGTCCAGAATTATTGCAATCAGGA